TTTATTGTTTGCAATGCTCCCGTCCTGTTGCGGTTTGTAGAACTCAGAGTAGGTCCAATTCTTAGCTGGGTTACAAGTGTAAAGTATCTTAGGTACTAAGTCGTTTTGGTCTAACTGAAATCTTATCCTCGATTTAATAATGTTTCGCGCCTTGTCGTCCACCTGGTTAGCTTCGTCAATAAATGCGTCCGTTATTTCCAATGATCCTAATTCGTCGAAGTTAGGGTCGCTTGGGTATGAGTAAAGGTCCTTTAGTAATATAGTTGAGCCGTTAAAAAACTCTATTGTAGAGGATTGAGCGTTAAACTTATAGTGCTTACCCGCCTCGAGTCCTTGCATTTTAGCAACCTGAAAGAATGATACTAACGTTGTTTCCTTTAATGTTTTAAGGACCGCTCTACCTATTAAGCCTCTTGTATTAGGGTATTTTAATCTTTGTTTGAGTTGCCAATAACAACCAAGCGCCGTTTTGCCGCCACCCGCGCCGCCTCCAAATAGTATTTCGCTTGTTGTTTTATCCTCGAGTAAATCGAGCGCAATAGTTTGTTTTATGGATAGTTCCATTATAGGCTTCCCGTATTTTGAACGTAAGTTTTCTTTTCTTCCCAAGTAATATTTATTCCACCGCTTACCTCAAGTTCGGTCGACTGTTTTGCTCTGCCCTCCAATCGGTCCATTACTTCTTGGTATGCTCTTATGTCGCCCTTAATAGCTTTATTAATCAATACCATGTCCAACTGTTCCGCTACTGTAAACTCTTCCTTCTCTCCTGTTATTGGGTTAGTTTTAGTTTGAACTAATTCTAATAATCTAAGTAAACGGGTTTTGCTATTAGGAACTCCTTTTGGTCTTCCGTTTGGGTTTCTTACTTCCCCTTTTTGAGCAGGTATTAAATTTTGTTCGTTTGCCATAATCTCTAATTACTTTCTAATTAATTACAAAGATACACCACAATTCGGGCAAATAGCGCTTCCTTTAGTATTGTCTATCTTTTTAGGCTCATCAATGGTAGGAACTAAAAAATCAACATCAACTCCCCAATCGTTTAAATCCTCTAATTCCCAATTATCGTTAGCCAATGCGTCCATATCAAACTCGCCGTAATGAGTATTATCTATTATTAATAATTTTTTTTTCTTTTTCTCCGTTAAGTTGCTCATTATGATAACAGGCACCTCTTGAATACCCAACTCAATACAAGCGCGATACCTTTGATGTCCTCCAAGTATTACATTGTTTTCGTCTATTATTATAGGCTTAGCTTGAAGTAAATCAGGATCACTTTCAATTGATTTAACCAACTTGTTAAACTCTTCTTTACCTATTTTTCTTGGGTTGTTTGGGTTAGGCTTTATTTGTGATATTAACATATTATCGGTTTTTAGTTTCCGTTCTAATAGAATGTAATTGTACTTTTTCCGCTTTTAGTAAATCATTATAACCTAATGTTTTGCAACATTTAAATTTATGATCCTTTAACTCGGATTGCCAAAGGTATTGCTCAATTACCCCGCATTTGCATTTATATAATCGTTTGCCGTAAGTGTCTTTCATTATCTGCCTTGTCCGATATACGGTTTTGGTTTTGGAGTATGTTTATTGTACGTCTTTTTTGCTTTTCCGCACTTTCTTTTTCCGAAATTGGTTTTTAGTCCATTACTTACTTTAGCCATTATATTATTTTATAGTCTTTATGATTTGAATTAACTCTATTTTTTATTGTTGGTCTTGATACGCAAAGATAATTAGCACAATCTTGATATGAGTTAAAAATTATATTTTCAGGAATATATAATACTTTTTTTGATAAAGGATGCTTATCACCAGTCCTACCTAATGCTGGTTTAATTATTTTATTTCTTTCACTTAAATATGGTCTTTTCACACCTACATTTATTTTTCCTTTTGATGTTTTTCGTATTTTTTCTTTAGTTTCTTCCAACATTATAGCTCCTTTTCTAGCTTCAGATATTTTTTTAGCAACTAATGGGTCTTTACTTATTGCTTTTGTTGGGTTTTTTACCAAATTCATGCCATCTTTATTTTCTTTATGATAAGTTCCAAATAAACCAATATAAAACTTTTCCCATTGCAACATTTCATTGTATGAAACATTACCTAAATCTATAATTAATTTATAAAAATTATCAAACCCGTATTTATTTACCGTTCTTGTGCAAAATCTTTTATCAATATTCCTTTTATAATCACTAAATCTTTTATTAATATTAATTGTAGAACCAACATAAGTTCTACCTTCATTATGACTTAATAAATCAAAAAAATATATAAAATTACCCTTCGCCATTTGTTAAATATTCGTTTATATAATCAGCTACAAAGTTAAAGGCTTCTTCTTTAGTTTCCCCATATACAAAGTGATTTATTTCTTCAATTACAAAAGAATAGCCAAAAAGGCCGTTTATTACCTTAACTTCCTTTATTGTTTTATATATGTTATTTATATCGCTCAATTATTTCGTTTAATTCGGTCCTGGACCATTTCTTTATTAACCTATGTTGCATTTCTAACTCCATTACCTTACGTTCCCCAACTTTATCAATTAAATTCCTTCGGTAGCCTATTAAATGGAATTGGTCAAATCCATTGCAACCTTTGCACTCCCCGTTTACGTTATATTCATCAAAGCGTAAAGCTGAACTCCCCTTTACAGGAACGTAATGCCCTGCGTCCATTTGACTAACATCTTTAGTTTGTCCGCAACTAATACAAGTAAAATACCCATCTTGACTATCTCTTTGCCTAATATAAGCGTTAAATATTTTCTGCGCCTTAGCGGTTAATTTTGGAATAGTTATTAGTGGCATATTGCAAAATTATGGTTTAACTTGTACATGAACAATTAAATGCAGGATTTAAACTATCTAACTCCTGGCCCTTAAATAAATTGTTTTCTGCCATCATTAACAAATGCTTATAGGTAGTATCTTGGAAATAGGTATGTCCATTCCCTTTTAATTTACTAAGTTCCTCATCTTCAATCCATTCTTTTGCTAATTCTGGATAGCTTCTAAGAATATTGATAATCGCATTTTTACCCTTAAGGAAGCATAAAGTACAATTACCTAAAATAGCAGGAATTTCTAAAGTATATGGCTTTTTACTCCAATATTCATTTACATAAGCCTTATCAATACCTTGCTCAAATAAAGGAAACTTAGGATGAATATATGCTTGTCTTTGCTCATAGCCTTTTACTCTTCGTTCCTCGTCCGCTCTAAATCCTACTAACCATTCATAGTTTTGTTTACCATAATTTGCCCTTAACCAACGTTTTGCCGTCTTAATCTTTAATTCAATTGTGCATGAGCGTTTAACTCTATTTGGTATATGCTTCCATTTATTATGCTCTAACATCCCCCTAAATCCACCTTCATACTGTATTCTAATAATAGGAATATTTTCATGCGCCTCAAAGTCATTAATAAATTTATATGTTTTAGGATGTTCCCTTCCTGTATCGGCAAATATTACTAAGTCGCCTGGTCGATAATTCATTATGGTCATTAAAGCGCTTGTTTTTCCTCCACTAAAGTTTATTACTCTTATCATGTTTTTTATTTTACGACTCTAAAGCAAACAATTTTACCGTTTACCTCAAATCTTTTCTTTTTTAGTGGGCTTAAACTGTTTCTTAAGGCATATTCATTCACTCCTGTTACTCGTACCGCATAAGCTATCGATTTAAATTCAGTTGCTTCCTTTGTCTCAATATCAATCATTTTTATAGGTCGGCTATTCTCTAAGCCTTTTACTTCGTTGCTCATATTTTTTTAATAAGTTGTATTGTTTCCCCTAAAGTGTATAAAAAACACGCTAAAGGAACGCTAATAAAAAAGAATTTTGCGAATTGTAATAATTTCATATTCTTGGTTTATAAGTTCTCATTCCTAAGCCATTTTTTTGCGCCAATCTATAAACGTGCCTTTCGCTTAAATTAATCTTTTTACAAATGTCTAAAATTGTAGGGTAGTTTACTTTATCGTTCCAAACTTTAGCCAATAGGTTTGAGTAAATATTATTTAAGTTCAAATCTTCCCCGTTATATTCTATTTCGGGATATTTCTTACAAATATGCTGGTATAATTTTTCGCTCATAGATTAAAAAATACCCCCGCCGATTATATCGAAAACACCCCTGTTTTGTTAATTAATAATGGAGGCGAGGGCAATATTTTATTTTGTTTTTAGATAGTTAATCATTGCGTTACGATTATTTTCTTTGTCTATGTCCTGGCTTGTTCGGTTACTATCGCCCATCGCTTTAAATTGAGCGTGTGCCTCTTCTTTACCGTTCATGTAAGCCTGGTGCCTTTCTTCCCTGTATTTCTCTAACATTTCAAAGAATGTAGGCATATCCATACGGTCGTAAACTTTACCATATTTAAACTTGGGCATTCCGTCTAAGAATAAAAGAATATCCTGTATAGCCAATTGATCCTGCTCCGCGTCGTCAATTATAGCATAAGCCAATTCCATTATTTGTTGAGGATTCATTCCAACCCTTAAATTAAAGTTGTTTAAGGTTCTTGTTATTTGAATACTTAATAACGCAGCTATTTTCTCATTCCCGTACATTTTATTTAATGCGGGTATTCTTTCGCTAACGGGTATTAATTCAATAACTTTCATGTGTAAAGGCTCTCCTTTCTCTTTGTATCGACACATTTCATTATGGACCGCTCCCGTGCTACCACTCACGATTGCGTTTAGCAAAGGCTTCGTGTAACTGCTCGATGGTAACTTTTGGAGCGACTTTTGGGTTGTTGTTAGTTCCATTTAATTCATTTTTTAATTGAAAAAATCCTTTCCAACCGTTAAAAATTGATTGCTTTATTATTTCAATTGCAATATTTTCTTTCCCGTCGGATAGTTTAGATAATTGGTTTAAAGTAGCCTGTAAAGTTATAGCAGACTTATAAGTAAAATTAAATTGTTCTTTCTTATATTCCAACCAATGTTCCCAATATTTTTTAAATTCATCACTTACAAACGGGAAAACAACTTCTTTATTTTCTTTTAGTTTACTTTCTTTTAATTTACTTTCTTTTACTTTACTTTCCTTTTCTTTTCTTTCTTTTGCATTAGGGTCCCCAATAGCCACCCTATTAGCATCCCCATTTCCCCATCTATTCAAAGCTCCATTTTTACCACTTTGACTTAATTTTTCCCTTAATCCTAAATGTTCTTGCAATCTTTCCGACCAAAATTCTCCTGATTCTATAGTAAATAAATCAAATTGAGTAATAACTCCTTTTACTTTTACATCAGTCGATTGCATTTGCATTGATAAAATAGGAATTAATTCTAAAGGCATTTTACCGCCTGATTCTGCTAATCGTTCAATAAGAAACCAATAAATACCGTAACCCTCCATTCCTAATTGATGTCTAAGGAATAAAATTTTAGTGTCATTAGCCGCATTATAATCGTGGCTAAAATAATATGATTTATTTTTCATAAATAAAAAAGGCTCTCGGCGTTCCCCCCAGTAGGATTGAGGGTTCAGCTTTGAGCCAATAAGTTTTAACTCGGATATCCTACATCCGTATTGCAAATATACTAATTAATAGAATAACTAGCGTAACTTTTACCTTTTTTAGTTACAATTTTAGTTGCAATGTTTAAGCCTTCGTTTCTAAGGTCGGATATTCTTGCAGCTAACCTAAAGCACCCAAACTTGGTTAAAGCGTCAATAGGAGTTAATGATTTGCCTTTTGTTAAATAGGCTTGAATTTGTTGTTTTTGCGTTTTCATAGTTGGTTTATTTTTAGAATGGTAAATCTAAATCTTCGCTTTCTTGTTTGTTTACTGGTTTAGAATATTCCTTTTTAAAGTTGTACTCTTTGCCTCTACCGCAGTATTCTTTCTTCTTTTTCTCCGCTCGGTCTTCCTTGCTTTGATTATTATATACTGTGTGAGTGTTTTCCTTTTCGTCAACCTCTTTTAGATTGTCAACTACTAAGTTTGCAAAGTGTCTAACGCCTGTTTTAGTTTGTACAGGCTTCCATTCAATTTTTTCTCTTTCTACGTTAATTACTATCATTTTGTTTTATTTATTGGTTATTTAATTTTTCTTCTGCTGCTCTTAGCATTATTTCATCCATATCGTTTTGTTCTTGTTCGTCCTTTATTTTTTCTTCTTCGTCTTCTTCTTCGTCTAAATCTTCCCAATCGCAATGTTCTTTACAATCAGGGCATAATTCGGTGGGATATTCTGTTTCCCAACCGCAACAAGTGTTTATATACATAGTTGAAATTTTAATTGCCGTACTCCTCATAGTTCTCAGTCCAATCGGACATTTGAACAAAAGAAGTAGGTTCTTGTTTAAAATATAATTGTACTTTGTAACCGTTTTGTTTTGCGTGTTCGCTTAGTAAAGTTTTATAGTATTGCCATTGTTGGTAATATTCATCTTTACGCATACCACTTGGATCGTGCTTGTACAAATATCTGTACAAATCGCACTTGTCTATTAATTGGTCAAGTCTCATAGGTGGCTTTTTTTAGCGGTAAATAAAGCAGTAATAGCTGGATTAACCAAATCCTTGTTAAGTTTATGAAGTTCGGTTAATTCGGCTAAATTCTCGCAAGAATCGATTGCTATTGTTAAGTCAGTTATGTTTTTGTGCTTCTTAACAAATGCGGGTAAAGCTGGAGCCTTAAAAAATGGCTTTTCTTTTTCTCCTGCTGCGTCGGTATCTTTATCCGTTACAATACCTAATGCCGAACTTAAAGCGTAACGTCTGTAGTAAGTAATACCGCTTCCGAAACTTTGGTAGTCATTCATACCCTTTAAAGTCGTCGTAGGTATCGGACAAACGCCTTCGATAAATTCCCCGCTAACGTGGAAGATAACTGTTTTTAATCCGCCTTCAGTTAGTAACTGCGTAAACCCTAAGCCGTGCTTTTTTAGCAATGGGTTAATTACTTCCAGGATTTGCGGTAAGTCTGCGTAAGTGTAACCGTACCCCGTTGTACCTTTGTGTATTACAGGACATTCCTGTTGAAAGTCTGCTAATGCCTTAAAAATGTTAATAAGGCTTTTTTGTTGTAAATCGTTCATAGCATTGATTTGTGGTTAAATAATAATTAAAATTAAAGGTATTTTGTGAATAAACCTAAATTATTTTTAATAATCTTTCTATTTCGTCTTTATAGTCATTTTCAAACTTTAAGGACATAACCTCGTTAATTGTTTTAATGGCGTGGATCATACTTGTATGGTCCCTATGGAACATTCTCCCAATTTCCTTTAGGGTTAATCCTGTTCTTGTCCTTAGTAAGAATATAGCTACAAATCTAGCTTTAACATATCCCCTTAAACGACATTTGCCCTTTATTTGTGCCGCAGTTACTCCGTAGAAGTCGCATATTTGCTCTATTATTTTTGCTGCGTGTTTTTGGTCGCTTAATAGCGAACCGTCTAGCTTTCGGCTTGGTATTGTCCAATGGCTCATACTTTTTAATTCTTTTACTTGTTTTCTTAATGCTTCGTTTTCTAATTCTAATATTTGTATTTCTCTAATTAGAGAACGTTTGTCGTCTATATAACTCATAGGAAAGTGTTTATTGGTAACATAAATTGATCGGTAATTTCGTAAAGGTCTAGGATTAGCCAATGGTAGCTTTTAAGTATTCGCTTTTGCACCTGGTTCATTCTAGCAATTTTAATAAGGATGTCTTCCTCGCTTTGCATTAAACGAATTGGGTCTTCCATTGTTCCTTTACGCCATAGTGCTAAATCCTTTTCAAATAGCGTTTGACGCTCTTGTGCAACTTTAAGCAGTTCTAATAAGCAAGCTGCTCGTTTGTGTAGTTTTAGTTGTCTTCCTTGATAAATCATAGCGTTTGGTTTTTAAAGGTTGTCGGCTAAACAGCCAATCAATAAACAAATAGTGATAATAATTACCGCAGACGTTAGACTTACGCTATCGTCGATGTAGTTTTTGTTGTCGTTTTTCCAATTCATAGTTTTAGTTTTTGTAGATTTCAATTAATTTGTTTAATAATGTTTTTAATTCGGTTTTTTCCATTTCGTAGGTTTGCTTTAATTGTTCGGTTCCAAATAAAGGAATAAGTTTTTCTACTTGGGAAATTCTTGCAGCCAAGCCGTCAATAACGTAATTGAGTTCTTGGTAGGTTAATTCTAAATTCATAGTTTTTGGTTTGTTTTTTATTATTTAATATAATCGAACCACATATCAGGCACTTTAAATTTTTGACCATTTTCAAGTAATCCTTCAGTCCAACCCTCGCCATTAAAGAAATAATTTACATAAGCAAGTCCTTTTTGTCCTTTAGATACTTTTGTCATAATTGTACCATTTAAATCGAAATCTAAAATAAATTCAATTTTTTTTGGTGTTTTGTACTTTTTCATAGCTTTTGGTTTTGTTTTAACAAAGATATATTAACATTGGTTATAAACAATACTTTTCTACAATTATTTTTAGTTAAAAGATTGTTAAAGCCGTATAACCTAAGCTACCATTGAGTTATTAAAATAAAATATATATGTATTATGCGCATAATTGCCTAGTAATACGCATAAAAAAGGGGACATAGTAGAAACTAATCCCCGTAAACCTGTTAAATCACTTGCTATGAATCAATGCTAAATTAGGCTTATTTATGTTATAAAACAAAAAACCCCCTAGCTTTTACACTAGAGGGAACCAACTATGAAAACAACATTACAAAGATAGCTTTTTATTTAGAGCCATCTTGGAGGGGTAAATGCTTGGAATTATCAACCTGGCGATAGCCTAGTTTCCATAGTAACTTTGTTAACGTAACGCTTTTATCTACGATCTGTTCTTCGCTGTCTTCAGGGTTTAAAATATGCATAGTTTCGTGGATATATATTTCCAATAGCTTACGACCTTTCAATCGTGGGTCAATATAGATTACCCCGTCGCTTTCAGCTATGCCGTGCGCTTGCTCCCTTCCTAGTTTCTTATGTATGATTTTTATTTTCACGCTTTTAATAATGCTTCGTCTGGTCTATCAATTTCTGCTATTTGTATTCTATTGCCACCTCTTATTTTGCCTAATGCTTCTTTTATTTCTTTTTCTAACGCATAGACAACATTTAGGTTTTTTACTAATATTTCTTCTTGTTCTTGTAAACTCATTTTGTTAAATGCTTTAGGTAGTTTTATTTTCATTTTAATAGACTTTATCGTTATTATTTTCAATTATTTTGCGAAGATATAATGCAAGGTCTAATGCCTCCTCGTAAGCGTAGTAAATCCACTCATTTTGCTCCAGGTCTTTACGGTCTAAGGTAGTTCCGTATTCTAGCTTCCCTTTAGCTTCCCTTTTACGCATATCTTCGATTACCAAAGTTAAAATATTTGAGTCCATTATTTATCAGTTTTTGAGTGAAATTTACCGCAGGTTTTACATTTATATTGAATCTTAACTAATCCCGAAGCCATTATGCGTCTATTGGATTTTATTAATTCGTCGGAGCCGCATTCAGGGCAACTGCCTCTATCCCCGCCAAATGCAACGCCGTAATGCGTCTTAGGTGGGATATGGTTAGATAATTCTTTAAATACTTTCTCTAATAGCACAACGTCCATTTTGCAGTACTTAATCATTTTGTCCATAGCTTCTTTGTCCTTATTCAAAACGATATTTTTCCATAGGTCGTATTCTGTTTTTATCTTTTGACCAATGCCTAAATATTGCGCTATGTAATTAAGCCTATTAGAATTGAATTTAAACTTTGATCGTGCAACCTTTAAGGTATCGATTGTAACATAGTTAGGGAACATATCTATTCGGTGGAATAGGCAGCGTGTCCTAATCCAGGCTAAGTCGAACTTGTCGCCGTTATGCCCTACTAATTCGTCTGCTTCGTTTGCAACCTTAATAAAGGTTTCGAGCATCTTTTTGTCTGATTGTTTGGAATCCCAATACAAAGCGTGGGTTTCCTTTTCTTCTTCCCACTTATAACAAATACAAATAATAGCACGTTCTTTAATTATGCTATCGGTAGTAATGTTTAGTTTGAACCCAGCAGTCCAAAAGAACCCAATGTTTGGGCTAGTTTCAATGTCGAAAAATAGTCTTTTGCGTTTTGTTGTTGTCATTATGTTGGTGTTAGTTTTTATGCTATTGAATCCCGTATTAAGTCGGCTTCCGCTTCCCGCCTTAGAACTAATCCGTCTAGTCCCTTATGCTCCCAAAGTCGTTTACTCTTTTCTATTTCCTCAGCTATCCCCTCGTAATCTTTATCTTTTACTAATTTGACAATAGCTTTCATTTCCTTTCTTCTTTCGCCGTCTAATTTAGTACCACGATTAAAGACCATAGAAACTAATGCTCCTTGTGTGTCCTCGTTTAAGTGGATCATTTCAGGGTATATGCCTAAAGTAAGTTTGTAGAATCTAGGAACGCTTGACTTAGCAAATACTTCTAATGCCGCAGCGTAAGGGATGCGAACGTTTAATATTTCGCCTTTAAGCATTGCCTTTGCCTTTTCACCTTTTAACCCTACAACAGGTCGCAACGCATTTATAAAATTCAAATTGATAACAGGCGACCAATCCGCCATAAATTGTTTCTCGGTATTATAACCCAAATCGTAACCCACGCCAATAGTAATCCCGCTATCGCCTCCAGGATAGGTCGGTTTCTGCAATGCCTTTTCGTAATAAGCCTTTCCGCCTATTTCAAAGTTCATTATCATTTCTATTGACTTACGACTAATCATTCTTAGTTAATTTGTCAATCATTGTGTCAGGAGTAAACAATAAACCCACCCCTGTACTAATAGCAACCAAAGCACCTGTCCAATCTGCCTTACCTAAGAAAACACTTGCCATCCCCCCTAAGATTAAAATAACGCCTACTGAGGTCGTTTTCCACGCTTTTAAATTCTTCATATTAGAACAATTTTTTATAGTAACCTAACGAAATATTGTTTGTTGTGGCTGAAATCGAAAATAAGCCGTTTTTAGCCGTTTTATACCCTATCCCTAACCCTATCCCTAAATTGTTGTCAAAGCGTCTTAAATCGCCTAAAACACCCAAATAAAGTTCATTCTTAGGTTTGTGGTATATGTTGTTAGTTACAAATATCGTCTTTTCGTGTAAATCGGCTTTAAACTGCCTTCCTATAATAGAATTGTGGCTAATAGTGTCTATAATCGCAAAATGCGAAGAATCTAGAGTAAAAGTGTCTGTGTAAACTTTTGTAGTGTTGTAATCCTTAATTATTTCGATTGTATCGTGTACGGTATCGGTTGCAATGATAACGTAAGGGATTGAATCGCCCTTTCTGTATTTAGTAAAAGTTTTCTGTTGGTAAACCGTATCGTGTAAAGTAACGATTATTGGGTCATCTTTTCGGTAGCTTGAAGTCCTAGCTATGTAAATAATTAAAATCGCCGCTAATATGGTTATAACGACTTCTTTCATTATTCTCGGTCTTGTTTGTTTTCTAATGCGACAAACAATTTGTTTAATCCCGTTTGAATATTGTCAAGTTTCTTGGCTATCACATCCTCCTGCTTTTCTACCATATTTACACGCACCTCTAATTCTTTTAGTTTTAAAGATACTTTTACATAAATGCTTATTAAGCCTATGATAATAGTGATGGCTTGTGCAGCCAAGAAAATTGCAATACTTTCCATTTAGTCCTCTTTTAATTCTTCTTTAGGTGTTTGTTCTGCTTGTAATTGACCAAAGAATTGAACCAATGGTAAACCGTAAGCCGTAGGAATAGTATTGATAAACTTTACTAACTCCTCTAATTGTTCTTTTGTGATTTTGATGTCGCTCATAGTATTATTTTTTACAAATATATTAATTAAAAATCTATAATTGCCAAAATTAGTTTGCTGGAGTAGTCCAAGGCAACGGTAACACGATAATCGGAGGGTTAATAATATTCTCTATTTGGTTTTGCAACCCTAAGTCAATAGCAGACACATCTAAACCTGAATCTAACCATCCGCAAACCTGTTCATAGGTTAAATTAGGGTAAGCCGTGAAATCAGTTGAACTAGGTGTTGAACACCACATTGTTCCGTAAACTGAAACGTTGATAGGTTCGCCACCTACAAATTGTTCTGCAGTTCTAGTCCAATTAACTACGACTACTACGTCGGTTAATCCGTCTTCTGTTGGCTTTGTATCCATTTGGTTTATTACCCAGTTATAAGTTGTACTCATTTTATTTATTTTTTAATTCGTCTATTTCTGCTTTTAATTCTTGGATAGCTTTTACTAATGTTGCGTAAATAGCATCCTTTTCAAGACCTAAGAATTTAACATCTTCGCCAAACTCTTTTATTGCTTCAGGCATTACTTCTTTTACCTCTTGTGCTATAAATCCAAATTGAACTCCTTGATTGATTTTATCATCTTTCCAATAATAGCTAACAGGTCTTAATTTTAAAATATCACTAAGTCCGTAGGTAATATCTGTAATATTTTCTTTTAATCTACTATCGGAAGGGTTGGTACTTGTTAAAGCACCTCCGTTTGAGTAAACTATTCCTGTACCTAAAGCAGAAGTAATACGCAAATATTCGGTGCTATTATTAGCAGCCATAAACTTATAACCTCCAGATTGAAATCTTGCTCCAAAGAAAGCCTCAGAAGTCATTTCAAATCCACCGCCACCAGAAAGTGTACCATCACTTAGTTTTAATGCACCAGTACTTGTAATACGCATTCTTTCGGTTGCATTTGTACCAAATATTGCAGCTCCATTTGCATAGTTATAGAAATAAGAATCAACCCCAATTTCGCCTAACATTAAACCTTTATCGCCTCCGCTTGTTGTTGTAGTGTTTGTTAGGTTTATTCTACTATCTGCAGCATTGCTTCTATATATTTCTGCTCCGTATGTAATTGTACTTGATATTGTAAGCGGATTGCTTGGACTTGTAGTGCCTATTCCTACATTTTTATTAAAATTAAAATTACCACCACTAATATCATTTACAAAAGCCATATTAGTGCCATCGTGTTGAATATATCCCCAACGAGTGCCACCACCTGTGTTTGAAAATCTTATGTATGTAGTATTTTGTAAATCAGCATAAGTTCCACTTAATGTTAAATTACCCGTAAATCTTCCTGTACCTGTAACATCTAATTTAAAAGAAGGTGCTGCGTTACCTATACCAAAATTTCCGTCTGCCTTTAAACGCATCTTTTCTGTCCAACTTGAAGAACCAGCCGTTCCCGTTGCAAAAATAATATCGCTACCAAGCATAGAAAAAGTAGTAGCACCAACTGCTACATCACCCCCACCCATTTGATTACACCAAACAGAATTACTGAAAATTGTATTTGATGTAGTTAAATTATTGCTACCTATATTGATAGAACCCGTTGCACCTGTATAAGGAACGTATGTACTTGCTGCACTTAAAGTAGTTAAATATGTTGAATTATCATAGCTTATTGTACTTCCGCTTATCTTAACAAAACCTGTTCCACTTAATGCAGCTTGTTTGCCGTTAAAAGTTGTCCAATCTGTGCTAGATAGTAAACCTTGTTGGCTACCACTTGCAGTAGCAATAGCTAAAGTAATAGTTCCGCTTGTTGTAATTGGACTTGAACCAATAGTTACCCCGCTAGTCGCAGAAGATAACCCAACACTTGTAACAGTTCCACTTGTTAATTGACTAGTCAAAGCCAAAGTGCCATCTGCGTTCGGCAATGTGTAAGTTCTAAAAGTA